ATCATTATTAACTTCGAAAGTTAAGAATTCAGGACCGACATATGTAAACGTTCCGGTCTTACCTTGTGTAAAACTATTCTTTCTCCATTCGTCCCACACTGGGTATGTAAATTCTTTTCTAATTGTTCTCATTTTATATAACTCCTAAAAGTATTTATCATTGTTTTACATAAATGTTATTCTAACAACACCTGATCCGCCTTGGCCTGATCCACCTGCACAACATTTTGCCCAGTTATTACAGTACGAGCTTACACCAGCTTGTCCGCCGCCTGCTGGCCAGTCAATGTGACAACCACATGAGCACCATGCTTCATTAGTTACACCTACTTGCATTTTACCAAATAAAGGTGCTGATCCTGAGAATGAATAAGTGTACACACAGTGACAGTAACCATGTCCTGGTTCTGTTCCTGATGTACCCATCATTCCAAAGTCTGCTCCAAATATACCACAAACGTTACAGTTAGAACATGTATGTGAGTGTCTTGGTCCCCAAGCATCTCCATTACACATCCATCCTCCGCAACCACCTGTTGTACAAAAATTACTTAAATTGTGTCCGTTAACATATGACTTACATCCCATACCTGCTGTACAAGTATGTGATTTACCACAAGGCCAACTACCGCCCGCACATACTGTGTACTGACATCCTGGACTTGTACTTACTGTTTTAGAAGCGTAATTGCCTCCGGCGCCGCCGATTGTAAACATACAATAGTTACAGCATGTGCTACCTGGGCCGCCACCGCCGCCTGACCAAATTTCAAATGTTACAGTTGATGCTCCGTCTGGAACGCACCAATAACAACATTTGCCGTTTGCTTGCTCACAACATCCACTTTGTCTAGCACAACTATGGCATGCCATTCCGCGCTCATTGTATATCCACTGCACTCCCATGTTATTGCCGTTTCCGTGAGCAATATCTGAGTTTTGCACTGCACTATTAACAATACTGTCTGTATTAACTTTTTTATAACTTGCGTATGTAGCCATTAATTTCTTTCCTTATGCATATGTTACTCTTACTAAGCCCGATCCGCCCATATTTCCACCGGCACAACATTTTGCCCAGTTACCGCAATAACTAGATTGAGCTGTTTGGCCACCGCCTGCTGGCCAGTTAGTATAACATGCACAATTACACCATGCTTCTGCGTTTGATCCTGCAAACATTTTTCCTACAAATGGAGCAACACCTGTTTGTCCCCAGTCGCCTGATTTACACTGACATCCGCCATGTCCGCCTGACACTCCTGTTGATCCCATAATTCCAAAATCTGCTCCAAATATACCACAAACGTTACAGTTAGCACATGTTTGTGTATGACGTGGACCCCAAGCATCTCCATTACACATCCAGCCCGGACAACCACCTGTTGTACAAAAGTTACTTAAATTATGTCCGTTAACATATGATTTACAACCCATGCCAGCCGTACAAGTATGTGACTTAGAACACGGCCATGTTCCTCCAGCACAAATTGTGTACTGACATCCAGGGCATGTACTAATTGATCTTACAGCATAGTTGCCGCCTGAGCCACCTGCTGAATGCATACAATAGTTACAGCATGTGCTACCAGCACCTGCGCCACCACCTGACCAAATTTCAAATACTACTTTTGATGCGCCCGAAGGTACAGACCAATAGCAACATTTACCATTTGCTTGTTCGCAACAATCACCGGCATCAGCACAGTGTTGGCATGCCATGCCGCGTTCGTTAAATACCCAAAAAGTATGGTACTTATTTCCTGCTCCTGGACCTAATTTTTCTGCGCCGACACTATTATCTTGGAAGTTGTCTGTTGTTAGTGTTTTATAACTTGCGTATGTAGCCATTATTCTTTTTCCTTACACATAAGTAATCTTTACAATTCCTGATCCGCCTTGGCCTGATCCACCTGCACAACATTTTGCCCAGTTATCACAATAACTAGATGTTCCAGGAGTTCCGCCACCTGCAGGCCAATTAATATGACATCCGCAAGCACACCATGCTTCGTTAGTTGCTGTTGCTACGTGCATTCCAATACCTGCGGCAGCACCTGACCAACTTGTTTGTCCATGACATCTACAAGTAGTAGTACCTGCTTTAATACCAGCAGTACCGGTAAATCCAAAGTCTGATCCAAAAATTCCGCAAATGTTACAGTTACCACAACTTGTTACAGCATGTCGCTGACCCCAAGCATCGCCATTACACATCCAGCCGCCACAGCCGCCGTCTGTACAAAAATTACTTAAATTATGTCCGTTAACATATGATTTACAACCCATACCTGCTGTACATGTGTGTGATTTGCCACAAGGCCAACTACCACCTGCACAGACACTATATTGGCATCCTGGATTAGTGTCAATTGTTTTAATTGCGTAGTTTCCGCCGAAGCCACCAATAGCAAACGAACAGTTATTACAACAAGTATGTCCTGGGCCTCCGCCGCCACCGGACCAAATTTCAAAGGTTACTTTATAAACATTATTTGGAACACACCAATAACAGCATTTTCCGTTTGCTTGCTCACAACATCCACTTTCTCTAGCACACTGGTGGCAACGCATGCCACGTTCGTTATAGATCCATTGAACTTTTCGACAAGCCCCTGCACCGGGAGCTAACTTGTCCCTTGTAATAACTCCAGCTGGAATTCCTTCTGATGTTATCTTTTTGTAACTTGCATAACTTGCCATTTATGTTGTTCCTCTTAAGTCTTATACAGTGTAAATACGCCAGCCGTATGTGTCGCCTGAAAATACCACTTCAAATGCCGCTCCTTCGGAGTTTACAGTCAAATCAGCCGCATCACCTTGAATTAATTTTCCGTTTCTACCAAGTGTTAGTGCATTGCTGTCAAATGTTTTTCTTAAATCAAAAAATCTAACAACATCGCCTACTGCCGGTGATCCTGGTAACGTAATCGTAAATGGTCCGCCGTTGGTATCACAGAACAATTGTTGTCCTGATGCCGCGTTATACGCTGTTGTAACTGTAGTAGCGTTAAGAACACCTACTGGAAGCCATGCTGTACCGTTATACAATTCTAAGTTATTCAACTCAGTATTGAAACGGATTGAACCTGCTCCTGCATCTTGTGTTCTCTGTGCCGTAGTTCCGAAAGGAATTGTTAGACCTGGTGAACCTACTGAAATTCTTCTACCCATCTTCTTATACCTTCCTTACGCCGCTGGTACGGCTGTTTCAATTCCCATTACTACTGCATTGCAGTTAGCGCCGGATGATCTTGTAACAAGCAATTTGCCTGTGTCCAATACAATACCTGTTCTTTCAAGAACGCCGTTTGGTCCGATTGATGTATCATATTCTAGATACTCACCGCCACCTGGTGTTGCACTGGTTGCTACTGCTAATCTTATTTGAACTGTGCTTGAACTTCTATTACAAAAAGAAACAGTCACAACGCTATAAGTATCGGCAGGAACAGTATACGTTGTTGTATCCGTATTTGCTGTAAGATCACTAATTCCTAAAATTCCTGATGCCATTTTATATTACTCCTATCGTTAGTATTTAGCCATTAAGTTTTACTTGTCAAGTAGTACGCTAATGCAACTGGGCTACCACTTATTCCACCATTGAAATTCATCCCGGTAGTTACAGTGATTGGACTATTATCAGTTGTACTTATTGTATTACCTGTAATATTTATTTTACCTGCTGTAACCGCGTTAACGTTCAGAGAACTACTTCCTCCACCAATTTGTGCATTGATGTATGTAATAATTGCTCTTTGTGTTGGAACAACATTATCTGAATTAGCACTAAATGTACCATCTGTACTAAATTCATTAATAACTGCTCCGCCCTGTCCTAAGCCTACTGCTCCTAGTGACAATTCTTGTAGACCTGCTAAACTGAATGCACTGGTATTCAAACTTGCAGATCCTGTTGACTGTTCAACGTTAAACAAACGTCCAACTCGGAAGTTACCATCTTGGTCTGTACTTGTGTAGAACACTCGTCCGCCGCCTTGTTCTGTAACTTCGTCTTTTGGATCATTTGCATAAACTGGTGTTCCTGGATAGTTAGTACTTGATATGTTACCTGTACCAATATCTAAGAAATCATGTCCTGTTAGACGTACTTGAGAGTATCTTCTTCTAATTGTAATGTTAGTGCCATGCTCTGGAGCAAGTTCAACTCCTAAGTCTGGACTTACTTGTAGGTTTGCAGTATAGTTTCCTGGGTTACCTAAAAGTTCTCTAACAAATACAACTTTAAAGTATCTACTATCGCCTTCAATTTGTAAGTTTGCACCTTCAGTTGGAATCTCAGTTAAACCATACACATTCATAAAGTTAGCTGATTGGTAAATGTCTCCATAACCGTCGCCGTCAACTGTTGCGCCTGCTGTTTCAAAATCAATTCCTCGTTCAGTCCATGTAGGTTGTGCTAATACACCGTTACCTACTCTAATTTCATATGGTGCTTCAGAAGTTTCATTAGGATCAGTAATTGTCAACTTTAACGTTGGGTCTGATGAACTATATCCGCTTCCTGGATTTACAATATAGAACTGTGAGATTCTATTATCTGCAACTTGTGCTCTAACTTGTGCTCCAGTGCCGCCACCGCCAATTACTACTACTCTTGGTTCAATAGTGTATGCTGTTGTAGCATCTAATGTTGAAGCAATTGCATTTGTTGGATGCCAAGTATCCCATCCTGGTGTACCGTCTGAATCTTTAACAATGTTAGCAACTTTAGTACCTGAGTTATATGATGTAATAACACCGTATTGTCCAGAACCAACTCCAGCTGTAATAACAATTCTCATACCAATGTATTTGGTGTTATTTGCTGTTTCAGTGTTTGACAAAGTAATAGTAGTTAGGCCGCCTGCCTGCGCTGTGTTTGAGCTAGTTTCATAACCTCTACCGCCAAGTGAATCAACGTCATTTAACAATCCGTCGTTATTAACATCACTTACGTTATATGTTGATCCGTCGTCTGGGTTACGGCCTCTAACTTCAAAGATGCCGCCATTAACTACATTAGAACTAGCAACTACTGCACCGTATCCATTACCGCTAATTTGATAAGTTGCGGATGTATAATTATTACCTGCGTTTGTATACTCAAAATGGATAATCTTACTACCGTCAGTTAACGCTCGACCAATTTGTGCTTCAAGTTTTCTATTATTAACTCCGCCAGTTGTTGGAATTTCAGTTACGTCAATAAACTCTGATACTGCGCCTTTGTCACCATACGAACAGTTGCCGTTTGTTCCACGAATCTTGCCGCCATTCTCTGCTAGATAACCAATATGATTATAATAACAGAATACTGATACAAGTTCTGCACGACCTAAGTTAGTAACCCATGCACCAATACCATCACTTAGTACTTGTGTATAATCGTTAGCAACAATAGAATCATTACCACCGTTGTGCAAATTACCGTCAACTTTAATACCAATACATGCTGTTCCAAAGTTAGTAACACCTTGTACATATGGTGAACGTGTTGTAATCCATACACGATCATCATCTGGTCCCCAACCTGGATCAAGTGAAGTATAAGCGCCTGCACTTGGACGCTTAGATCCGTATGCATTTGCCGCACTCAATGTGCCATTTAGTCCACCTAGTGTTTGGTTTCTAATACCTGTACCATCTCTTAGTAAGTACATATTTTCTAAAGTAGAACCGTTTACACTATTGCCATAAAATAATCCTGCCATTAGTGTAGCATAGTTGCTACCTTCACTTACACCGTGAATTAAATCGTAAATAAATGCATCAATATAATGCTTTACATCCTTTTCACAAGCTACAGTATCAAAAGAATATGCTGGATAGTTTACTTCAATATATTTTGTTACATCACGTGCAATAAAATCTTTATTAAGCATTAATAATCTAGCTGCCGCAAATTTATCTTGATCGTCAACTCTTTCGTTTCTTCCTCTAAACGCAGGAGCAGATGAATCACCACTTGCACCATTAATCTCATAATCAATTTTGTCATATAGCTCTTGTGCTAAATCTGACAATATAGTTCCTACTGCTGAAGTACTAAGCGGATTGCTATCATTTTGAGAAACTGCGTTACCTGTTTGAGGAGTAACAGTTGTACCTTCAACAATATCACTAAGTATACTCTTCATATGTAGCACACCTGCTAAACTATATGTTGCATCGCCAGCGGCTGTTACTGAACCTGCTGGTTCAACTCTAGTTGAACGTAATTCGTCTCCAACAATTGCAGTTAATGCAGGTACTCTAATTGGAAGTACTTCTGCATATGTTCCTGTTTTAACAAAAATTACAGCATGTGATTTTACTTGTGTAGGTAATGTATATCCTCCACCAAGTGTAATTGAGTTAGTAACTATTCCAATCGCCGATGTAATATTTGCTAATACTCCTGCTTCTGGTGTTTTTGTAGAATCTTTAATTTGAAGATACCTATCGCCTGCCGCAACTCCATCTAAGTCTTGGTAGTCTGCAGGAGGTGTTGCACTATTGATAACATCTTCAACTAAGTCAATAACAAAATTAAGAGCCGCAACGTTTTGTGTTTCTGATCCAGTATCAAACCAATCAGTACCATCATTATCTTTCATTGCTTGCGCAACTCTGCGAATATTTACGTTGCCACCTTTTCTTAAATCAATAGTAACAGCATCAACAACAAATCCTGCTAGTCTTTGAAACTTAGCTTCGTCAAAACTAAATCCAATAAAGAATGGAGCAGTTTGTGTAATAATTTGTCTCTTAGCCCATTTAGCAGTTTCGTATGCAATAAAAGTTCTGTTTATTTCTAACAAGTAAACTGCGTTTGGATTTTTTGGTCCTTTTTCAACTTCTTCTGCCGCATAACGAATTGTTTTCCAAGGACGATCTAATGTCCCACCATTTGTTGGATAAGGATTGTTTATTCCGTTAGTAGCAACATAGTATACATCAGGTGTAGTAGCAAAATCTTTCCATTCTGGTAAACCTTGTGTACTTACACTTAGCACTTGTCCTTCAGAACCAATTGGTAATCTAGCTGGGCCTGAACCACTGTAGTAAAGGATGTCACCTTCTGTTGTTAGCGCACTTTCTTCAGCGCCACTTGCAACGTTTTTCCAATATGTTCCTAGCGAATCTGCTGACGGTTTATTACCAGCGGCAGATGTATGTGCTAGAATACAAATATAACTAATTAATCCTTCGCGTACTGCGTCGCCCGCATCGTATAATGTAGCATCTGTCCAAGTATCTTTCCATTCAATACCTTGAGACAATCTTGCCCAGTATGTAGCGTTTGGTGGACGGAAGCCTTGGTGGTCTGCAATACATAGATATGTATATCCACCTAATCTTACAACATCGCCAATTCTGTAATCTTGGTTAGTAGAATCATCACTCCACTCGCCTTTAAGATTAAAGCCTGTTGTAACTAAATCCCATTTTGAACTGCTCGCCGGAACTTCTGCAAAAACGTTATCATTAGCAACATATTGGTTACCACCGTAGGTTACGAAGTCGCCTGGTTGATATCTTTCATATCCTGACCATGAGTTTTCAAATTCCATACCTGGAACAAATTTGTCCCAATTAGCAATGTCAGCTTGTAGTGTACCTAGCTGTGAATCTGGATTTGTAGTAACAGAAGTATGTGATCCTGTTGCAATGTAAAGTGTAGCACCCCAAAGAACAACATCATTAACTTTATAGCGTGTTGAGTTAGTCCACTCACCTTTATAATCAAAACCTTTATTTAGATAGTCCCATTTATTTTGATCGTCTTCTAGTCCTAAAGCCTCTGTAGAAGCAGATGTATGACCTGTATTTGCAATGTATAAAGTTCCGCCGTATTTAACAATGTCGTTAACTTTATAGCGTGTTGCTACAGCCCAATTTTGCTTCCAGTCTTGGCCTTCTGAGAAAATATCCCATTTTAAAATGTCAGCTTCTAGTCCTAAAGCATTTGTGGCCGCGGCAGTGTGACCAGTGTTACACAAATAAATGTTTCCACCATATTTTACCAAGTCGTTTGCTTTGTAAACTGTAGAAGCTGTCCAATTGTCTTTCCAGTCAATTGAGGTAGCAAACTGATCCCATTTTGATTGATCATCTTCAAGTACAGCTTGTGCTGTATGACCGGTATTACAAATGTAAATAATACCACCATATCTTACGATATCGTTAATTTTGTAGAATGTAGTTGTTGTCCAGTCTGACTTCCAGTCAGTACCGTCACTAAACTTATTCCAGTGATCTTCGTCATTGTAGAAATTAGCACTTGCAGTATGACCTTGTACTGCTACATAGGTTCTACCACCATATCTAATAACATCGTCTTTTAGATATGTAGTGCCAGTTACCCATGCATCTTTCCATATAAATCTAATTCTACCGAGTTTAAATTCTGCCATTGTTTGCTCCGTTCTTGGTATTATACATATTTATCATTATCCGTTAAAGTCGTCTCGATCAATTCGAGCTCCTAGAAACATCGTTAAGGCTTGCAACCCGCCGCCTAATGGACCGTTAATAATCATTTGTGGCGCTACTGTTGCCATAGCTTCTGGATTATTTGATCCTGCTGTGTTGGACCATGTTCTATCTTCAAACTTTAACTGACCTGCTACAAGTGTGTTAGTAAACAAGTTAGATCCACCACCGTTAAATCTATTTTCGATATACGATGTTAATGCTCGTTGTGTTGGAATAATATTATCCGAGTTCGCAACAAACGTATTATCTGTACTAAATTCTCTAATTACAGCCTGTGTTCCACCAACTCTAATTCCGCCTAGTCTTAGTTCATCTAAACCTTCTAAGTCAAAGAAGTCAGCATTTAGTGTAACGCCGCCCTGTGCCTGTGAAACTCTAAACAATTCACCAACTCTATAGTTACCATCTTGGTCACTACTAGTATAAAATACTCGTCCACCGTTTGACTCAACAACTTCGTTTGATTGTACTGTGTCATTTGCGGCTGTTTGTCCTTGCACGTAAAGCGAAGGATAATTAGTATCTGCAAAGTTACCTGTACCGATGTCTAAGAAATCGTGTCCTGTTAGACGTACTTGTGAATATCTTTCACGAATGGTTGCTACAGTATTATGTACTGGTGCTGTTGATCTAGATAATACTGGACTAATTTGGAACGTAATTTGTTTGTTAGGAGCAACACCAGATTCTGATGTTACTTTTACTAGTCTATAAACTATTGGATTACCTGCAAATCTTACGTTTGCTCCTGGTCCAGGAGTTACGCCTACACCACTAACAATCATTGTGTTACCGATTTGTAATTCTTCACCAAAACCGTCACCTGTAATTGTAACAATAGCACTTTGATATCCTGTTCCTCTATTGTAGAATGCAGGTTGTGGAAGTACTCCGTCGTTAATATCAACAGTAAAATATGGTTCACTATATTCTTCAGGATCTTCAATTGTTACTGTTGGTGCAGTTACATAGCCTGAACCTGGATCGTAAATTTTAATTAGGCTTAATTTTCCGTTTGCAACTTCTGCACGAGCAAATGCTGTTCTACCGCCTGTGTAAACGTTTCCTGTTCCTATTGTTTCACTAATAGCAACGAATGTAGGCAAACTATTTCTTACGCCGCCTGCGACACTTGTCATTGCACCGTTTGCAGTTCTAATAGTCCAATTTTGAGCATCTTCAGAACTAGCAGTTGTACCTGTATCGCTTAATGCTAAAAATACACCATTTGAGTATCCTACAGTCCAATCTTCTCTTCCTGAGTCGCCAACAATTTGTGCATCATTCCAAACAGTTCCAGTATCACTATGAATAACTCTATCCGAATTGTCCATAGTTGCAACCCAACAATTGTTACCATATACTAAACCGCTATATAGTTCAATACCGTCTGTTGATACGGCTGCACCTGTTGTCCAGTTTGCACCGTTATCTGTTGATATTACAGTTGAACCATCTTGTGCTAGTGCAATCCATTTACCTGCTCCATATGCTAAACCTACCCAAGTAGTATTACTTGCGCCAGTTACGTTGGTAGACCATCCTGCGCCAGGAACAGTAGTTGATCCTGCATCTTGTACAATAGAATTTACATATGCATTACCGTCACCTGTAGCAATACAAATAATTGTATCATTATCTGGACCGCCGACTGCTACTTTTTTCCAAGTTGTTGCAGAAGGTAGTGTCGAATGATCAAAGTTAATTCCATCATTTGAAAATACTAATTTATCTGATGCATCTGCTAAGCCTAATAGTAAAGGCCCTGATTTTGAAAAAGCAGTATAACTTAAATTATATGCTGGAATCGACCTTTGAGTCCAAACTGATGCATCTGATGAAACATACCAATCATCGCCACCTGTTGGAGCATAATACCATAAACCTAATTCTTCACTGTAACCGATATCGTGTCCGCCTGTTTGTATACTATTGTTAGTTTTATTAAATGTAGGAGAACTAATAGTTACTCTTGGTTCATATTCATATTTTGTAGTTGCAGTAAACGAGGTTACATTAATTTTTCCAGGAACAATATTATCCCATCCTGGAGTTCCAGTACTTTCTTTAAACACTGTTGCTACTTTTGTATCTGGGTTGTAACCGTCAATATATCCATATTGACCTGCACCTGGACCGTCAGTTAATAAAATTCTCATTCCTACTAGCTGTGCCGCTGTTCTAACTTCTGATGCCGCTAAAGTAATACTACTTAAATCTCCACCTTGAGAGTTATTAGTAAAAGTTTTAAATCCAGCGCCACCAACAGTTGTACTATCATCTGGAATAGCTAAATCAATTCTAGACACTGCACTAACTCTAATTTCGTCATATTTCATATTAAGGTCAGTACCGGTTGCCTGTGTTGTACTTGCTACTGCACCTGTATATGATTGTCCAGTGTTTTTATAAGCTAGTGCTAAAATGTTTGATCCGTTTGTGAATACTTCATCGACACTTGCTTCACCGTTTTGGTTATTTACAGAAACAGTCTGTGGTGTTTCATTATTATCAAATCCTTCAGCAACACTACCAAATGTACCGTATGAATTGTTACCATTAGTTGCACGTAAAATTCCGCCATTTTCTGACAAATATCCAATATGTGCATAATATGTAAACACACTAACTAGTTCTGAACGACCTAGATTAGTTGCCCAATATCCAATGCCATCACTTAGTACTTGCGTAAAGTCGTTAGCAACAATTGATTTGTTTCCGCCATTATGTAATGAACCATCAACTTTTAATCCGACACATCCTGTTCCAATAGCAGTAACACCTTGTATGTAGGTTGATTTATTTGTTACCCACACACTCGAATCATCTGGACCTGTGCCCGGATCTAGCGATACATATGCGCCAGCAGTCGGACGACTTGTTCCAAAATCGTTTGGACCAATTATAACTCCTTCTAATCCTTTTAATGTAAGAGTTCTAATTCCGCAACCGTTTCTAACATAAAACATGTTGTTTCTAATATTACTGTCAGGAATAGTTAATTGTTCTTGTGTTCCGTCTGCTAATTTCTCATCTAACACAACATCCTGAGGTGTGGCTGCTCTAATTGTTGTTGTTCTTAATTCTGAACCAACTAGTGCAACTTTAGATGGAATACTAATAGGTAGAACTTCTGCAAATTCGCCAGCCATTACTTTTACTGTGGCGCCATCGCCTACTCTGTTTGTTTCGTCTTCAAGCAACCAATTCATTGCAAATCTAACAGTTCTAAAAGGAGCGTTGAGTGTTCCGCCTTGTTGACGATCATCAACTCCGTTACGAGAAACATAATATAATTTTTCTTGTAAATCTAAACTATCCCATGCAGGCAATCCATTTGTAGATCTTAATGCTTGACCAGTTGTTCCAATTGCTAATCTCTGTGTATCAATTGCTGTTGAATCTTGGTCTTCAAATGTTTTTAAGTCGCCTCTTCTAGCTAACTTATTAGTTTGTGTTCCAAGAATCATTATTTTCCAATAATTTTGATCTGGTTGATTAATATCTAAATCGGGTCTAGAAGCTGACTCAGTTGATCGATGGTATCCTAACGCAATGTATGATGTACCTTGCCATGTAACAATATCGCCTTGAAAATATTCTGTATCATCTTCCCAAGTGTCTCTAAACTGTCTGCCTTCGTAAATCTTTTCCCAATGTGTAGGATATAAATCAGGTTGTAAATTTGTATTGTCTTGGATAGCAATGTAAAGACTTCCCGACAATCTTACAACATCACCTGTTTTATAATCAACTAATGCACTATCGTCAACGGCACCTGGATTGTTCCAATCGTATCTAAATTTATAACCTTCAAAAGTTAAGTTCCAGTCTAACGGACTTAAACTCGGTATTGAATCTGTATTAAATGATACTGCTTTATAAATGTAACCACCATATAGTACAGTATCACCAGGTTGATAGTAAACGTTTTGTGCCCATACCTTTTCGTATTCTGAACCAGGTAAAAATGTAGCCCAATACGAAGAACCATAATCAATATTAAATGCGTTTGATCCTTCACCTGATGTATGTCCAACTAGACATCTCATCAAATTTCCGCCTCGTCTTACAATATCATTCTTTTTATATCTATAATCTTGTTGCCACAATCCTGTAATAGTTTCAACATCGTCATCATCTGTAACTGTTGCTGTAACATATTCAATTCCGTCGATTGCAATTTCCCATTTTGATTGATCTTCTTCAAGACCAAATACAGCATTATCTGCTGAAGTATGTCCAACGATACACTTGTAAACAATACCACCGTACTTAACAATATCGTTAACACGATAGCGTGTACCAATTGACCAATTTGCTCTCCAGGTATCACTATCTGCTAGGATTGCCCAATCTAATTGATTTGCTTCCAATCCCAATGTTGATGTTGCCGCAGAAACGTGCTGATTAACTGCCTTATAAACTTTACCATTATAACGTACAAGATCGTTTGTTCTATAAAGTGTATTTGGCGTCCAGTTATATTTCCAATCAGCTGATGAAACAGCAACTAATTTCCATTTACCAATATCAGCAACTAGACCGTCTGTACCCGAAATAAACGTAGCGGCAGATGTATGTTCTTCTGTACATTCGTAAATACTAGCACCGTATTTTACAATATTACCAATAGCATAGATTGTGCTAACAGCCCAATCTCCAGTCCAAACTTTACCTTCGGACTGTTTTTTCCATTTTGGTTTTGCTGGTGTAAGGTCTGTACCTGCTAAGTCGTTATAAAACGTTGCAGATGTATGAGTTCTCAATGCAACATATGTTGCACCTTTATATGAAATCATATCGTCAGCAATGTAATCAACCCCTCCGGTCCATTCACCCTTCCAGTTAAATCTAATTCTACTAAGTTTAAATTCTGCCATTTTCTCTACCTTTTACGTATTTATTATACTCCAGTTGGGTATTCATAACCTTCGTTAATTCTAGCTACAAGATTACCACTTTCGTCAATGTAGTAATTAATGTTTCTATTATCCCATCTAAATTGCTCATAATTTAGATTAGCATAAAGTCTTTCATGGTTAACATTTCTTCCTTCAAAGAAATCTTCGCCTTGTACAAAGTCTTCATAATTATGAGTCGGATCACCTTCTGCGTTTATTTGAACACTATCGTTGCTTTTAAGTTGATCAATTTTTACAACATATAATTCACCGTCATCTGTTCTGCGAAGACCATAAAAATATCTTGCATCTGTTTGATTTACCATTTCGCCAATGCTTTGGCCCATAAAGTTTCCGTCACTCATTATACAATCTCCACTATACTTAAAATTACATCAATTGATGCTGTTGAATCTGATGTTACATATAATACATTATTAGCATCAAGAATAATTTTTTCACCTTTTCCAATTGGTTTTAAACTAGATCCTGGAGGAATAGGCATGTTTTTAACCATTACTCCAATTGAACTTGCTTCGTCTCCAATTTCAATTGTACAGTTTACCATACTCTCTGTAAGATTAGCTAGGTTCATACCAATTACTGTTGTACTTGTAGCGGGCGGAACTGTATATACTGCGACTCGCTGTGTACCTATATCTTTTCCAATTACGTTTTTAAAATTAGTTGCCATTATTCTTTTCCTATATTGTCAATGCAAGTTTAATTGCAATCTCCTCTGCATCATTAAATGTAACAGCACCTGTTGCACCTGCTACTGACACCCAGTTATTCGAAATATCATAAATTTCAACTCTGTCTTCAACACTGTTGTACCTCATCATACCTGTTTCTGGTGTTGGGTGTCTATTAGCGTTATTACCAACTGGAATAACAAATCCGCCTGTGCCTTCAACTTTAAAATATCCCGAACCGTTTTGTTTAAGTGTAGTAACAGCACCATCTATAGTATTAGTTATCTGATTTCCGTTGAAACTAAAGTTCTCTATGGTTACTAATCCAGTTCCGTTTGCTCTTAAATTTAGATCAGCATTTGTAGTAATTGTTTCTAAAATATTTCCAGAAATTGCAATATCATCTACTTCTAATCGTTGTACATCAAAGCGTTCAGTAGTTACATCTGCTACTATACTTCCGTTAGCATAAAAACGTATAGTATCGTCGTTTGCGCCCGGTGTTAATTCAGCAGTAATATATGTCTGTCTATCATCTGAGTAAACGCCGCCTAAGTTAATCCAGCCTCCGTCGTATGCTTCAAATACATTTGCGTCAGTATTATAACGAATCATACCTGTTACAGGAGATAATGGACGTTCTGCTGTAGTACCTTTTGGTAGTACCAGTGCTCCAGTGCTAGTAATTTTTACTGATTCACTACTTGGATCTAAAATAATATCACCACTTAAATTTGATATAGCATTACCGTTTAATTGAAGTTGGTCAATTATAACACTACCCGCTCCATTAGGAATAATATTAATATTACCATTACTACCAGTAGAACTAATTGTATCGTTGTCAATTGTAATATCGTCAATAATTGCTTTTCCAACGTGTGCTTCTGACCATGCAAGACCGTTATTACCTAATTTATAAGTAACATCGGCTGCCGGAATAATATCACTGTCAATTTGTGCATTAATATTAATTACATCAGTATTTTCGTCGCCAAGTGTAATATTTCCGCCAATAGTAATATTTCCTGCAACA